GGAGTGCTTTTAGGTTGGTTAGGATTTAAAGCACAAGTCACAAGTATTGAAAAAGATATAGCAGAAATGCATAGATCTGTACGATATGGAGTTACCTGTGATAAGATAGTAGAAGGTTTGAAGAAACGATTTGATACTCTTGAAGATTTGCAGAAAGAAGCAAGAGATGACCTTAAAGAGCTATTGAAAAGATGATAAAACTACACGAACAGGCTCAGCACTTAGCAGATGAGGCTAAGAATATATCAGACAGAATAGCTGAACTCGGGGGTCGGGATGCTATCCCGATAAGAGCTATTCAAGAGGATATTTCACAGTTATGTTTTAAATATGCGGGTTTGCGTACAGATTTGGAGAAAATGAAATGATACTTAAAGAATATATTAAATTAAATGAAGGATTAAGGCTCAAACCATATCGCTGCTCTGCTGGTAAGCTTACAATCGGTTGGGGGAGAAATCTTGAGGACAATGGCATCTCAAAAGAAGAAGCTGAAATGATGTTAGACAGCGATGTTGCCGATTGCATTCTTCATCTATATAGCATTTTTAGCCTCGATGGATATGAAAATTTAACAGAAAACCGGCAAACAGTTCTTGTTGATATGATATTCAATCTTGGCAGAACACGGTTCGGCAAATTCAGAAAAATGATACAGGCTGTTAAAGACGAAGATTTTAATGAAGCAGCGGTGCAATTGCTTGACAGCAGATACGCAAAACAACTTCCAAACAGATCGAGAAGAAATGCAAATATGATGAGGGAGGGATAAAATGTTTGATATATTTGGAGCTATAAAAATGATAGCTTCGCCACTTACTGATATAGCAAAAGGCTGGCAACAGAGAAAAACTGTAAAACTTGAGGGCGATCTTGCTATTGCAAAGGCTAAAACTACAGCTAATCTTAAAAAGATTGAAACAGGTCAGGTAGCTGATATAGCATGGGAGAAAACATCTCTTGAGCAGAGCGGTTGGAAGGATGAATACTGGACTATTGTATTGTCAATTCCTATGATTATGTGCTTTATCCCTGGGTTAGTTATCTACGTTGAAAAAGGATTTGCTGCACTTCAGGCAACCCCCTTATGGTATAGATACGTTGTAGGCCTTGCTATTGGAAGTGCTTTTGGGGTTAAGTCTGTGGCTAATTTTATGGCTTTGAAGAAAGGAGAATGATTGTATATAAAACAGTTAAATAATCTCATTTCATCCATTAAATGGATCGATTCTCAATTAATTTAAAGGAGGTAGTTATGTTTGATAAAGAAGTTTTGAATGAAATACTGTCAATTGTTAAAAGTGAAAGTCGAGTGGTTAATGTTCTTGAGAGAAGGATTGAAGCTCTTGAGAAGAGAGAGAAAGAACTTCTGGATAGAATAATGGCAAGGAATTATGCAGAATTTGTCTTGGGACAAGATGTAGTTAATGAAGAGGTTGATACTAAGATAGAAATTCCCGAAGATGCTCTATCTGAAAATGCAGGAGAGATGTTGGAGACTCAATAATGAAAATCCGAAAGAAGAAAAGATCTGAAAGTGATATTCTTTGGTCAAAGTTGCTTGATTTTAGAGATATTGGAGTTGAGGTAAGAAGACAGCAAGAGGCTCAATGGATTATCAATCTGGCTTTTTTGGGAGGAAAGCAATATACTTATTTTAATCTGATTAGCCACACTCTCAAGAGGCTGAAGCCTATTCCTGGAAGAATTAGAAAGGTTGATAATCAACTCTGGCCAAGAGTAAGGAGACAAATCTCAGATTTTATTAAGACAAGACCAGTGATGAGTGTTGTTCCAAACTCGGTTGATGATGAAGATATTAAAGCGGCTAAGGTTGGAGATAAGGTTCTACAGGCTTTTTGGCAGAATAATAGAATGAAGACTAAAATTCGTCGAATGGCTGGGTGGATCTTTTCTACTGGAAATGTTTTTGTAGATGATAGGTGGAATGAAAGTCTTGGGCCAATTAAGGTAGCAAAGAATGGAGAGCTTTATTATCTTGGTGATGCTGATTGTGGTGTTTGGTCTCCTTTTGAGATTCTTGTTCCAGCAACTCCGATGGGTTCAGTAGATTTGAATGATCTTCCCTGGTTAATTAAGACTAAATGGAGAGATTTAAATTGGTTAGCTCTTAATTATAAAAAAGGAAAAGAGATTCCAGAGCAAAGTAAACCCGAGTTGATTGTTGGGCAAGAGCTAATCATGGGCAAAGTAAGCTCAGGGCTTGGAAAGATTAAAGGAGCTCAGCTTTTAGAACTTTATCTAAAGCCTTGTGGAGATTATCCTAAAGGGCTTTTTCTTGTTGGAGCAAATGGAGTTATTCTTGAAAAAAGTGATTGGCCTTTTCTAAGTTTTAATATGGAGCACTTTAAGGATATAGATTTACCTGGGAATTTTTTTGGTAAAGCTACTATGGAAGATGGAATCTCGCTTCAGAAGACTTGGAATAGGACTATTTCAGATATTGAAGAGTATAATCGAACTCTTGGGAAGGGGAAGCTTCTGTCTCCACTTGGATCAAAACTTAGTATCGAGCCAAATAATGTTACTGGAGAGATAATTCACTACAAACCTGTTCTTGGACATAAGCCAGAGCTATTGGATCTCAAGGGACTGCCTGCTACTTATGGAGTTGTTTTAGATATGACTAAGGCTTCTTTAGATAACCTCTTTTCTCAGCATGAAGTAACCCAAGGAACTACCAGGAGTGATTTAAGAAGTGGAACAATGATTTCGCTTTTGAGAGAGCAAGATGCTCACGGACAGATTCCAGCTCACTCGATTTTTGAAGAGGGAATGGCTGCAGTTATGAGTCGAATTCTCAAGAGAATCCAAAGAGGCTATGAGGAGGAAAGAACACTCCAAATAGTAGGTAAGGATAACGAGTATGATGTTTTTGTTTTTAAAGGAGCTGATTTAAGAAATAATACTGATGTTAGGGTTAAGGCTCAAAGCTCATTACCTGACTCGAGGGTTGCTCGTGAAGCTCTGATTATGGAACGATTTAGAGAAGGACTCTATGGTGATCCAAGAGACCCTGAAGTTCGAAGACATGTAATGAATTTGCTTGAAGATGCTGTCATTAAAGATGTTTATAATGAGACTTTAAAGGATGAAAAAGTAGCTCGTTGGGAAAATAGACTCTTGATGAAGTTTGAGATTAATGTTAATACCTATGATAATCATGTAATTCACTTGAAGGAGCTTAATCTTTTTAGAAAGAGTATGGATTATCAAAAGCTTAAATTGGAAAATATAAGGATGTTTAGTGAAATTGAAGCAAGATTTATGAAACATGAGCTTATGCATCAGGAGTTTGTTAATCAAATGATAGAACAACAGAGGAGGTTAGAAGATGAAAAAGGGGGTAGAAAAATTCGTTAATATCTGGAATCAGTTTACTAAGACTCTTATAGAGCTTGAAAGGCTTTGGAAGGTTATGGTAAGACTTAAAGCAAAGTATGAGATTAACCTGGAAAGTCTTCCTGACGAAAGTCAAAAGGTTTTAAGTAGAGTTAATTTCAGATCAAGGTTTACAGTAGGAATTGTAAGATTTATAGAATTTATTGAAAGATATTCGAGTTTTGAAGATTGTTTTATTAATTTAAAGAAAAAAGAGAAAGGAGAAAAGGAGGTAGAAAATGGGTGATGAAGTAACAATTAAAATTCAAGAAGATGGAAAAGAGATTGATAAAACTCTTAAAGCAGAAGACGTTAAGACTCTTTTAGCCGAGCATTCAGAACTGAGTGGAAAGATAGAAAAGCTCTCAGATTTCTCAAAAGCTCTTGAGCGTTATGGAACAGATAGTTCAACTTATCTAAGTAATGCTGAAGCTGCCTTTGGAGTGATGAGTGAACTGGTTGAGAAGGGTTTGATTGACGAACAAGGAAATGTTATTGAAAAGAAAGGAAAGGGTAGTGATTCTGGAGACAAAAATGATCTTTTTAATTTCTCGCAGGCTGGAGATAATAAAGAAATGTCTGAAAAGGTAGCTCAAATTGTTTCAAAGGTTGTTGGGACAAAACTCGGGGACTTAATGAAACAAGTTGAAAATTTATCCTCTGGTCAGGCAGGTCTTTTTCGAGCACAGCTAAAGGGAAAAATTCAGGAAAAGTATCCTTCTTTTTCAGACAATGATGTTTCAAAACTCTTTGGTATTGCGTCAACTAATCCAGCAAAGGATTTATGGGCTCATGCAGAAGAGATGGCAGAAAAACAAAAGGTTAGCAAAGATAAAGATCGAGAGAAATATGCTAAGGAGTTTGGAATTGATCTTAAAGAGTTTGATGCTAACAAGTTGAATGAACAGGATAGCAAGAGTGGTACTATTGCAGCACTCAAGGGGAAGAAGTTTGTCTTTAGTCCTCGAGCTAAAAGGCTTGGAGATAAGGACTCTGTTTCTCCAAGAGATGCAATGATTGCTCATATGAAAGCTATCCATAAAACGGAATAAAGGAGGAAAGAAAGATGGGTTATACTGGTTCAACGGGTGCTATTCTTTCCAACTATGATGAGATCTTAAAGACTTTTTATCTTCCTGCAATTCAGGATCAATTAAATCAAGATAATATTTTATCTGATTTAATTGATATAAATGAGAAAGATATTAGTGGAAAGGATGCAAAAATAGAGTGCCATTATGGAAGGACAGAAGGTATTGGTGCTCGGGCTGATGGTGGAGGTCTGCCAGATGGAGACTACCAGAAGTTTAAGCAAGCAACTGTCCCAATGAAGTACAATTATGGTAGGGTAGTGTTTTCCGGCCCAACTATAGCTGCTACTCGGGATGAGAAAGGTGCTTATGCTCGAGTTGTTGATCGAGAAATAACTGGTATTGTCCAAGATGTGCAGAAGGAAATCAATCGTCAGCTTTGGGGATGTGGCTATGGTGTCATAGCAAGATTGTTAGCTGATTCAAGTACTTCAGTAACAGTTCAGAAACAGTATCGTAGCAATGCAGCTGGTGGTGATGGTTTTGGTTCTACGTTTGGAGATAAATATCTTGAAGAGTTTTCTTCTGGTGTGTGGAATATCCCAAACTCGGCTACAGCTTCTATTACTACAATGACTGTAGGAACGACTGATATTGCTCCTAATACTTTTGTTGAGGGAACAATTTCTGATTCTTTTAGTGTTACTAATACGAGTACACCTCTCGCAGGAACTTATATTGTTCGAAAGGGTTCTTCGAGAAGTACAACTGCTTCCACAGCAGCAGGTTACGCCAGACTGGAAATGATGGGTCTCAGAGGGATTGTTACAGACACTGATCTTGATGAGATTGCAGTATTTAATACATCAAAAACTGGTTTTGGTGTTAATGATCCGCTTCAAGGTTTGGCTGTTGCAACTTATACTTGGTGGAAAGCTAATGTTGATGCTCATTCCTCAGGTCGATATGGAGGGCAGAGAGCTCTTAATTTAACTCTCATGCAGAAGATGTTTGACAAGGTTGAATTGAAGGCAGGGAAAGAATATGGTCCAGACTTGATCTTAACAACTGCTCCAATTCGTCGAGAGTATATTGAGCTTATGCAAGCTGATCGAAGAGTTGTTAATGAAATGAAGATTGAAGGAGGCTGGAAAGGAATTTCCTACAATGGAGTTCTGTTTTATGTAGATAATACAGATGCTATTGATGGAGAAATATACTTTTTAACTACTCGAGATCTTCAGGTCTACCGTATGAGTGATTATGACTGGATGTCTAAAGACGGAGCAGTGTTGTCAAGGATCTCCGGTTATGATGCTTATGAAGCAGTTCTGTTTCGATATGCTGAGCTTGGGTGTAATCGTAGAAATAGCCAAGGTGTTATTGCAGATCTTGCCTATGATGATTAAGAAGTTTAATTAACCATTCCCAGTGTTCATCCATTTAATGGATGGATGCTGGGAATAATTTAAAAAAAGGAGAAGAAAGATGGATTTTTTAGTGAAGCGTGGACGAGGACTTGATCCAGCAGTGCTTGCTTGGCTCATGGGAACACTTGGAGTTGGCCCAGGAATAGGTGAAGTGCACTTTCTGGTAAAAGTGGATTCGGCGTACTACTCTTGGCTCAGAGATGATATGAGAGTTAACCCTTCGCTGATTCATTACAGTTTAGCTGATGGAGAAGATGCATTGACAGCAGCAAGGAATGATTGCTTACTTGTTTATCCTGGGGCTTATGATGAAGCTGCAGAGTTGGCTTGGGATAAAGCTAATACTCATCTTATAGGGTTAAGTGGACCAAATGTCTATGGTGATTGGTCGGAACCTGGGGTTGTACTTTACTCAGATGAGACCGATTGTGCTTCAGTAATCACAGTTACGGGAGCAAATAGTCAGTTTCATAACTTTGTTGTTTCAAATTATGGGGCTAATGCAGCTTGTTTAACAGCTCTAACAGTTAATAAGTATGGTTGTCGGTTCAAGAATATTGGTATGCAAGGAAATATGACTTCGGAGCAAAATGCTGTTGCAGCAGCAGCTTCACTTTATATTGCTGGAGCTGGTATGTATCCAATCTTTGAAGATTGTATAATTGGTCAAGATGTTTGGGGAGAACGAGCAGCAGCTAATTCTGGAGTTCTAAGATTTTCAAGTGCTGGCCGACCTAATGTAGGGTTATTTAAAAATTGTAAATTCTTGTCGAGATCAATTACAGCTACTTGTGCTATGGTAGCTGTTCCAACTAATACTTTTATTGGTCGAAGTTGGTTATTTGATAACTGTCATTTTAGTAATTTTTACGATGGCTCGACAAATTTAAATCAGGTTTTTTATACAGTAACTGGAACACAAAAGAAAACAATTCAACTTAAAAATTGTTCTATGGTTGGATTTGACTCTTGGCAAGATGGAGACTTCGAAGTTGTTTTTGGTGATGCTCCTATTGCAGATGTTGCTGGTGGAAAAATGTTAGAACCAAGTGAAACATAGAAATAAAGAACTTAACTTTTAAGAGTGGAGAGGAGGCTAATCGAGGCCTTCTCTCCAGGGGGTAATAGAAATGCAAAAACTTTGTTTATATGATAAACTCGTAGCTGGTGATCTTCTGACTCCAATTAGAAGACATCTTGCAGAAGGAAGATTTATTTTATCTTTCGAAGGAAAGGTAACAGAGAATCAAAGAATTGACTTTGAACGTCCTTGGTTAGTTCCAGTAGTTGAAAAGGAAAGAAACTGCTCGAGATGGTTTGCTGTTTATTTTGATCTCTATCAGATTATTCCTAAAGGATGTAGAAATTGTTGGAAGGTTGGCTTTCATCCAAGAACTCTTGAGGATGTTTTTAAAGTTCTGGAGATTCAAGAAAAAATGGGAATTTCTTCAAAGAGTGGACTTGAGAAGAGAGGTAGAACAGGAGCAAAGGGAGGATATTCAAGTTTTTGGTATCCCTCTTTAAGTGATGGAGTCAAAGGAGGAAGAGAAGTATTCAAAAGGGTTAAGGAGGTTCTGGAGAATGACCTTGGTTACTCTGATGGACTTACTCTTAAAAGAGGTTGCACCGAGATGGAACATTTTTCCCTCAATTTTTTTGGAAGCTCAGCAGATTGGGATAAAAGAGCAAGTGCTTTTGATTTAACCGAAAAGCTCTTAGATTCAGTTTTTGACATTCCAGAAATTGCTGCTGTAAATATACCAAAGATCCTTGAAGTTTATATAAAAAGAAGCTGGATTGAATGGGCCTTTGAGCATGGGGATAAGACTTATTTAAAATATACAGGGGGGAGAAAACTTGTTCCTTCGCTCTTTGATTATATGAAGGAAGATAATGAGAAAATTTGTATACCAATAACTTGGAAAGGAGAGAAAAATGATCCAAGCTCTACAATCGAGTCCATCGTTTAAGGATTATAGAACAGATCACTCAGCAGTAATGACTCCCGATAGGGGATTCCGAAGACAGCTCAAGATGTTGAATAAGAACTTTGAAGTTGTTTGGGATTGGGGAGCAAATAAATGGGAGATCTGGGAGTTTCCCAAAGGCCGAGAGGCTTATCATATTATGACAGTGCAAACATTAGGAAAGAGTTATCGAGAGCTTGGTACTGATATCCTCTTAAGCCTTCAAAAGGGAATCTATTGGCAAAGTCTCTCGGCAAAGCAAATCTGTGACTATCTTGATGAGATGGATAATCAAGAGAGACGGAGAAGAGCTAAAGATTTTAAGAATAAAATCGAGGCTATTGTTGGAGAGACTTTTGATTATTCTCGGGATGTAGTTAAATTACAAGTTCCACGAAGTTTCAGTTTGGAAAGGGTGGTGAA